ACCGTTCCGCTGAATATCGGCGGGGCGGAGATAGGCGGCGCGACGCAAAATATATACGAGCCGCCGACAAATACAGTCGGGGTTGTATATTATTACGTCATAGTAAAAAACACGAACGCCGCAGTAAACGGAATTCAGACGGCGACGGAAACAAGCAACGTCGCGGCGGTTACGGTGTCAGAATAGCAGGAGGGTTAATTTTATGGCTTTGATTGGCAGCTGGGGAAATATTATATTTTTGATTTCGCCTTATGAAATAAAAACGTTTGACGATATGAGCTGGGAAAGCACCGCGAAATACGCCTCTCACGAACGGCATTTAAAAGACCCGCTCATAGAATTTACGGGCAGGGATAACGACACGATTTCGTTAAATATGTTTTTTTCCGTTTTTCTCGGAGTAAAACCTATTGCGGAGATAACAAAACTTTTGGACGCGCAGCGAAGAGGAGAAGTAAACAGGCTCGTTATCGGTCCGAAAGCCTACGGGCTGCATAAGTGGGTAATAACAAACACATCGAAAAGTTTAGAGAAATTCGACAATCACGGCAATCTGCTTGCCGCAAAAGTTTCGGTTTCATTTTTGGCTTATATTGAGAGGTAAATTATATATGAGTTATACGATAAACGGAGACCCTGTTTTAAATATAAATTTCGCTCCCGCGACTGTTGAAGAAGAAATTATACAAAATGTTAAAGTTCTTTTATCGACGGCAAAATTTACAGTCCCGCTTGACAGAGGCTTGGGGCTTGAACAAAGATTTGTTGATAAACCGATAAATATAGCGCAGACGCTTATTATTTCCGAAGTTTTGGACGCTATTGAACAGTACGAACCCCGCGTAAATATTGTTTCGATAAAACCGATTATAAGCGATATAACTGGGAAATTAATCGCGGTTGCGGAGGTGGAAATCAATGCCTGATACGGCTGATATAAATATGCCGGAATTAATCAATTCTGCGGAATTGGCGGATATAGAATTTGTAGATACTGATACTCAAAAATTAGTAAATACGTTAATTCAAGGATACGAGCATTTAACGAAACGAACATTGTCTCCCGCCGACCCCGTGAGGCTTTTTATTTTATGGGTCGCGGATATAATGATTCAATTAAATGTAAATATAAATTTTTCGGCGAAAATGAATTTACCGAGGTTCGCAAAATTGTCAAGCGACAAAAGTTTTCTCGATTCTTTGGGCGAATTGTTCAGAGACACGACGAGATTACAGGCGGATTACGCTTCGACTACGCTGAAATTTACAATATCGGCGGCGCAGCTGTCGGCGGTTATTATACCGAGAGGCACAAGAGCAACGCCTGACGGCGTTTTGCAGTTTTCCACGACTGAAGAAATTATAATACCGTCAGGAGAATTGACGGGAGAAGCTCACGCGGTATGTTTGACTGTCGGAGCAATCGGCAATGATTTTTTGCCGGGGCAAATCAATAAAATAGTCGCTTCGGACGTTTTTCCGTTTTTTCAGAGCGTGGCGAATATCACGGAGAGCGGCGGCGGTTCTGATGAAGAGGACAACGAATCATATTACGAGAGAATGAGGCTGTCGCTTGAAAGCTGGTCAACGGCCGGACCGACCGGAGCATATGAATACTGGGCAAAGACTGCGTCCGCGCTCATCGGCGACGTAAGACCCGTTTCGCCGAATCCGGGCGACGCGAAAATTCTTGTTTTGCTGAAAAACGGCGAACTGCCGGACGCTGAAATTTTAAACAAAGTTTACGAAACTCTCACGGACGATAGGGTGAGACCGTTTACAGATAATGTTTCGGTTGCCGCGCCCGACCCCGTTTATTATGATATAGATTTTACATATTTTTTGAACAGACCGGGGACTGCAAGTTCAGATGTTATAGATAGTGCTGTCAGAAAAGCGGTCGACGATTTCAAAACTTGGCAGAGTGCAAGAATCGGACGGGATATAAACCCGTCAAGACTTCACGAATTTTTAATGCGGACGGGAATAAAACGGGTTGAGATAAGAAGTCCGCTGTTTACGGTTATAGACGACGAATCGGGCGTGGCTATCAGTTCCGGGACTGTGAATATAGTAAACGGGGGCTATGAGAATGAATGATATTTATACCGCCGATTATACAAGCCTTGTGCCGCCGTCTATAAAAAACGACCCGCAGATTAAAGCGTTGTCGCGGGTTATATCGGAGCAACTGCAAATCACGGCTAATCAGATATATAAAAATATTATATATGCCCGAATTGACGAACTCGACGAAAATGTTCTTGATATTATCGCTTACGATTTGCATATTGACTGGTATGATTTTAATTATCCGATAGACATAAAACGCGCCGTAATAAAAAACAGCGTGAGGGTTCACAAACGGCTCGGCACAAAATTTGCCGTCGAGACTGCGATGCGCGACGTTTATCCGGGTTCTTATGTCGAGGAATGGTTTAAGAACGGTGGTAAACCTTATACTTTTCGCGCAATTCTTGACATGACACAAACGGGCTATAACGACGAGAAATTATCGGAATTTTTAATGCGTATATGGTTTTATAAAAATTTGCGGTCACATTTAGAATCGGTAGATTTCATATTACAATACGCCGCCGACACTTACTATGCCGGCGCGGTCACGGACTACATCGCCGACGTTTACATCGAGGAGCCGGACATGGCGGACACGGCGGAGGATTACAGCGTAGGGGTGGTCACAGAATATATAACAGATATATACATAGAAACGGAGGTCATATAAAAACATGGGAGCAATATTTCCAAAACTGACAGACTTGGGGCGGGCGTTGAGCGCGAAAATCGAACAGGGCAACGGCACAATACCGCTGAACATAACGCGAATAACCGCAGGAGCGGGGCAGAGCAGCGACCCGTTAAGTCAAACTGCAGTTATAGACGAGCGGCAGGAATGGACGGTGACTGCGAAAGCGGCGCAGGGTGCAATGACGCGAATAACGGCGCATCTCACAAATGTGCCGTCGCCGGAATTACCCGGTGGCTTGACTGTGGGTTACGACGTATGGCAGGTAGGGTTTTACGCAACCGACCCCGACCTCGGCGAAATCCTGTACAGGATAATGCCATACGAAACGCCTCTACATATGCCGCCGTACACGGAAACCCCGCGGACGTATAAATCGGACTTTACTTTTACGACGCACAATGCGAGCGACGTTATAATCAACGTAAACCCGGCGGGACTGGCAACGATAGAGTACGTTGATAACGCCGATGCCAAACGCGTGCCACTGGCAAACGGACAAGCTGTCGCGGACGGGTTGACAATGGAAACATGGCGGCAAAGAGAGCTTGATGTAATAGTTTTTACAGGCGTGCAAAATGAAAAAAGTGATATTATTTTGCCGGACGGAATTTTTAACGGTTGGATAGAATTAACATTGACTGCTCCCGGTCATTCTGCGGGAATAGGCAGACTTACTAAAAGATTTTCAATTTATACCGCAAATTCTGCTACTGTAAACAGTCAAGAAACAAAATATACTGACGTGGACAGCGCGATTGGCACACAGTTAGCCATATCTGATATTAAAGTCAAAAACGGCAAAAGAGTAATAACTGTTAGTAGGCTTTTATTTAGTTACAATTTAAATATTATTCCGAATATTACAATAGTAGGCAATACAGGATTGGATATAACAGCAATTAGTTTATCTAATATATACACAACAGACCCGACTGTGTTTCCTGCGCCTGTTGTGTGGAACAACATACAGAGCGGAAAGTTTACGCCGAGAATATACGGCGGAACAGTAAACGGAACGCCAAAATATACAAGTTACGGAAAATGGCAAAAAATAGGCAAGTTAAACAACATAAAAGGACGCGTAAATATAACAAATTTAGGCGGCATGAGTGGAACAGTATTTTTTGCAGATACGCCGCTTGCTCTCCCCGTTGGAGCAACTATGCCAATAATGGGAAACGTTATTTTGAGTGGCGCAAATAGCATAGATAAGGCAGTTTATAATCAACTAATACCCGCTACTGCCCAAGCATCAATATTTGAATTTGTTTGGCTAAATTCATCGACAGGGCAGGTTTTAGATTTTAAAGCGGAGCAAATAACAGGCGGAAGTATAGTAATAGATTTTAGTTTTGATTGGTTGGAGGATTAAAATATGGAGTATATATTTAATTATTTAACAAAAAACGGAGTACAAATCATCATACCGTCAAAAAATAATCATGCGTGTTTCTACGAAAACAGCGAAGACGGCAGGGCGGAGTTCGACAGAGAAGTCGAGGACGAGGAGATAAGAACGCAGGTCATGGACGTGTGGGGCGATAAGCCGACTGTGTTCCCGCAGCCGTTGCCCGAACCGGACATAGAGCAATTAAAAGAACAGAAACTCGCGGAAAACTCTCAACTCTGCAACTACATAATCGAAAACGAGTTTAAATCCGCTATAAAAGGCGACGGATTACAGCCGTATCGTATGAACCGCGATGACCAAACAAATATATCCGGTTATATCGGAATGATTAACACCGCATTAATAATGGGTACGAAGCCCGAAGAAATGCCGTTGTTTTCATGGCAGAACGCCAATCAGACAAAATGTGTTGACGACTGGATTTTTACGCAGATACTGGGATTATTTCAGGAATTCGGTTCATGGAAAAAACTTGTGTTGAAACGTCAGGACGACATAAAAAACAGCATAGTCAACGCTGAAACTGTGGAAAAGTTCAACGAAGTAAAGATTGATTATAGTGATTTATTGTTGTTCGGCGGTGGTAGCGCATGAAAAAGGCGTTAATATGGCTGTTGTTCGGGGGCTTGCTGGCATATCCGATTGAGGGGCTATGGCGGATTCCGTCCAATGGCGGCTGGGT